ATGGGTCGCTGGTTTTGGAAACTGTGATTTGGGCGTCGTAGTCTTTGAGCAGTTCCCGGTCGAAGTTCGCCTGTGAGCACAGCACATTGGCTAAGCCGCCGTCATCCTTGACAACTCTTAGCCGAGACTCGATAAGCCTTAGAATGGTGACAACTGGATTTTCACGCTCGCTCAACTCGAAATCAGCCTCCTAGCCACGCTCTTGAAGTAGAAGCGCTGATTTGCAAACGTGAACGGCGTCACTGTTTGGATTTCGTAATCTTCGCCTTGACGCCTAATCTTGTCATGCACTCGAACGGGCAGAAACGTGTAAAACGCTAAGTAGTCGTTGAGGTAATAGCCCGCCTCCAACATCACCTGTTCAGCCTTAAGCAAAGAAACAACAGCCAACAAATCCAACGGCTCGCCATAATCTACAGTTGCAGACGCCTCTCGAACAGGATAAAGCGTTACAGTTTCGCCTTTACTTTTTAGAATTCTTGTGAATTGGGTTGTCGGCTCTTCATAGTGTAGGAACAGTTGGGCTAGCCAGCAAACCGTGACCATAGCCTGCTTATTTTCCACATAGCTAAAGTCGGCGTGTTTAGCGCCCCAAAACATGAACTCCGCTGCATGTTTGCCGATGACTTCTACGCTGAGTTTTAGGCTTGGCTTGTCGTGGTTTTGGCGGATTTTCCACAGAATCCCGCTTGTGACGGCATCGTAATAGTCGCATGCGGAGAACCTGCTGAGCACGTCTATGTAGCCTGCCCAGCAAACCGCAGGGTCATAGGCGGGATACTTGGCGCTTGCCCTGATGCTGTTTAGGGCGTTGTAGACTTTTTGGCAGCTAACGCTCCAACCTTCAATCGCATACAAGCCCAATAATGCGTAAGCAAACGGGTCATCGTAAACCTCGTTCTCACTCAAGCCGACACGGTGCCATTTGCCGTCTGCAGGGTCAAAATCCAACCAAAGATTCTCAAAACCCACTCTCAGAAAACCAGTTGACTTTTCAATGATGCTTTGATAGGCTGATGCATTTGGTGTGTCGTAGGTTTCAGAGAGCATCTTCAAGCCAATTAGACCGTAGAGGCATTCAACGTCCAGTTGCAGAAGCCATGCATCGCCAATCGTGACGGCTCTTGCAAAGCCGCCATAGGCCTGCTGGTCCTGCATTGTTTTGAGGAAAGTTCCACCCGCCAGCTTAGCAGAATTCAAATATTGGGAATCACCCGTGAGTTCATATGCTCTTAGCAGCGAAGGTATGGCTCGGCAGGCGTCTACACTGTAATAGTAGGTGCTGACCTCTGCGCTTTGAAACCCGCCATATGCCTTACGTCCTGGGTCAAGGCACTGCTGAGTTAGAACCCAATCGGCTAAGCTCACAATTTTAGCGTAGATGTCTGTTTGTCTGTCCTCAAACTGTGGGGCAGAGTAGGCTTCACAGAGAAAGTCTATGGCAAAGCTAGCCGCTAAAACACCTTTACCAAAAGCGGGGTCTGGTGTGCTGGGTGGAATAACGTAAACGCAGGGTGCATGGTCCATGACAAATTGGTAGTAGGTTTCAGGTACGGTTGCCATGGCTAAGCGCTCCCCACGTAAGGCTCTTTGAGGCTGGCAAGAATGCGCTCGAATTCATTTTGCAGAACTGTTAAGCTGGGCAGTGACGAGTTGGAACTGGTCAGGTCGCCGACGCTAAAGTTTAACCCAATAGCTGAGCCGCCAGTCAAATAGCAGACGGCGTAAATGGCTGCCAAAAGTGTGATGGCTTCTTTTTGGGCGTCGGTGCAGTTTTGGTAGTCGATATCAGCGGCTAGTTCAAGCTCTAAAGTGACCGCTGCACGCTTAATCATTTTCAAAACTTTCACGTCAGAAATGTCCGAATCTTTCAGGTTAAGGGCGTCTCTGATGTCTTCCGCTGATACGCTACCCATCCTTATGCAGCTCCTGCGTCTTGTGGTTTGCCGCCGAGGAGTTCTTTGATGCCTGCGATTATTCCGCCAACCATTGAACTGCCAAGAATGCCTAGCTCAACGTTTCCAGTCGGATAGCCGAGCCCCATCCAAGTAGCCACTGGCGGCAGAACAAAAGCGGCAAACATCAAAAGCGCTTGCTGTTTGTCTGACAACTTCATTTCTCTTTTACCTCCTTACCTTGAACACCCGTCTCTGGTGTGCCTTCGGGTTTGGCTTCCCACAGTTCCCAGCCAAATTTGACAGCGTTCTTGCGGAACTCTTCAGCCCTAACCAACCCAAGTTCAGTAGCTTTGATTAGATCGGCAGGGTTTAGTTCAGGGGTTTCGGGGCTGCCAAAATTCAACCGAACTTTCGCCTTAACAGGGTCAAACCCAGCTTGAGCGACAGTTACAGCAAAAATTTCTTTTTCAACCTGACGCTTGATGTAACGCTGGACAGGTTTAACGAGCATGTCTTGAAGGTCTAAGGCTGCTCTCGCACTTGCTTCAGTGAAACCAGGAGTGCTAAACAAACGGGGCAAGGGCGTTTCACAGCCTAAATAGAACTGGTTAACCATGTGGTCAATGTAGTACTCGAAGCGTGCCCTTGGGTCGATGGTGACTGGGAAGACGCCGACTGATTTGGCACCGCTGAAAAGCCACTGACCTTCCTCAGGTCGGTTTTTTATTGCGCTTTCGTACTTTTTGATTGTGTCCTCTTTCTGCCCTTCGAGTTGTACGACAACGTCCGGTCCAGCGTACTTGGTGAATATGTTGGGCAAAATTTTCTCTATCTTAGCTTTCATCCAAGCGTAGGATGGGCGCTTATCGGTGTCAACGGTTAAGGTGTGCAGGAGAACTTGCAGCAAGCCAACGCCAAAACCAGACGGTACGTCACTGTTGAGATGCCAATGGATGACGGCTTCGGGTTTGAGTTCGTTTCCAGCGTTGCCTCCGTAAGTGCCTGAAAGCTGGTAACTAGTAACTTTGTAGGGAATTTTTAGGTTGGGAACGGTGCTTAACCCGATGCGTTGGACGGAGTCGATGGGCATGCGGAGTGCATCGGTTAGCCGTTCAGGCGTGAGTTTGAGCCAGAAATCGTTGCCGCATCCAATCAATGGCTTTGCCATTTCGTTGAGCAAGCCGTCCAAGTTGATGTCTTCACAGAACTTGTCCACTGTTGCTTTGGCTTCGGCGGCTTTATCGTATTTTTCATTCGCCGTAGTGTAGAAGCCCATGCCAACCGTCGAAGCTGCCAACACGTCAACGCTGCTTTTGCAGGTTGGGTCTCGGTCATAGAGCTTCATGACATCCGCTAAGGGAATGCAGGAAGTGTCAAAGAAGACTCTGCCATTTGGAGATGCCACTCCCGAAGCTGGCGCATAGGAAAGGACTTCTCGGATTTTCTTGATGACTTTGCTCATGACGGTTCAACCTTGATTTTTTGTTAGCCCAAAAAAGAGGGAAAATAATTTATGCAAAATTTGCCATGCGGTTAGGTCATGGTTTGTTTTACGTTTGTCATTCGGGAGATAGCTTTGGAGCGGAGGATGCCTGCGCCAAACCTTGTGGTTCCGCGGACGCCGTAGGTGCCAGTTTCAGGTTTTTCCCAGTCTTCTACAGTGATGTCTCGCCGTAGAAGCATAACTGAAGCCACACGAGTGTCAATTGCATACATCGTTCCGTTAGGAACCAAAGTGCTAGACTGCACTGTCATGCCAAGTACGCTGCCGATTGTGCCTTGCGCAATGTCAGTTTCACTGCTTGGCAAATAGACGGATTTCACGAATTTGTCATCGTTTAAAAGTTGGTGAAGTTGCATTTCGTTAACCGCCAGCACGTTAGGACGCCAGTTTTCTCTTCGAACAGCTTCATGCAAACTCAAAAGTGAAGCCCAACTAGCCACAGCCCCACCGCCAGCCAATTCAGCGCCTGTTGCCAAGTCAGCAGCCAAAACCGCAGCGTACAATGCGATTATTGCTTCGGTTTCTTTTTGCCCTAAAGCTCTGCCAACATTGTCAACGGCTTTGCTCATCACGTTCCAAGTGGCGTCTTCCAGGTACTCTCTGCTCCATTGGTCAGAAGAATCTGCCAGCTGGTTGGTGTAGATGTCCACGGTTGAGGGTTTACTTGCGCTCAGTCTTGTGACGGCGCCTTCTGCGTAGCGGTAGCCGACGGCTCCAGCGTCAAGCGGGAAACGTTCCATTGCTTCATTGGTTGGCATGACGGTGATGATGTTTCTCCCTATCAGTTCTGGCCACGCGGCATCAACCATGGTGTCGTGCATTCTGCCCAGAGCGCTTGTCATGTCGCTGAAGAAGCCTTCTTTGAGACCCATTTGAACGTAACGTTTGAGAAATGGGTGGTCAATTTTTTGTTTGAGTTTTTCGTAGATTTCGCGTTGGTCGTTTTGCTTTGCCATTAGGGCTTCGAAAAGTCTTGGTTTCAACTTTATCACTTTCCCACGTCGATGAATAGCAGGTCGCCGTCTGTGGTTGTGGATTCAAGGGCGGTTCCCAGTTTGCGGTTGTAGAATACGGTGTAGGTTGCTGCTCCGCCTTCATTGACTGCTTGGTCAACCAGCGGGGCTACTTTGTTGCTTCCAGCTGCGCAGACCGCTTTGCCCCGTGTTATAGCCCCGTTTGCTGTGACTTTACATCTTCCGCGTTTAAGCACTGGGCACATTGCCGCTGCAAGAACTGTTTGTGTGGCTACGCCTATAGCATCGTCTCCGCCTGGACTAGCTGATACTTTGTCGTCGGCGCTCAGGTAAACGGGTGAGCCTTTGGTGATGCCTGCTGCGGCTTCAAAGGATTCTATGACAGCGTTTGGATCGTCTGTTTCTCCAACAGCCATCAAAGCTTTGCCTGTTTTATCAGTCATTCAATGTCAAATCGATTTTAAGCTTTGAATTTCCCAAAGTTCGTCCTTTGGTACTCTTCCCCACAAAAGTGAGCGTAAACACGGCTAGTTGCCTCCAGCTTTCTGCTCTAGCTGTTGGACCACTCGGCGTAGTTCTTGGCACATGCGTTGAGGTCCCAGACCCCAACTTCTTTGAACCATACAAGATGGCAGTACAGATTCAACCAGCTTGATAGCTTCCGAAACCGCTATCATCTTAGGAGGGTTTTTCAGCAATCCTGCACCGGGCACTCGCTTGCGCAAATCTTCAATTGTTTTTTGCGCTTCAGTTAGTTTGCCCTCTGTTTGAGAGAGCTTTTCGTGAAGCGACTTATCTTCCAGCTTTTCTAAAACTTGCACGTTAGTTTCGGGAATCCCTGGCACAGCCACCAAACTTAATTCGGCGTTGTGCAGTCCGTGGGGAACCTTGCCGTCCACAACGTCAACCGCCTCGTAATCTGCTCCGACGCTCACATGCTGGACTAAGCCTTTGCGGATTTTCTCAGCTGTTTCCCCATCATAAATCTCTGCCTCATACCAGAGGTTATGCCCGTCCCAATCGGTTTTGGTAACCTTGCCTACTGCGTTAGGTACGGCGATGTGCTTGATGTAGACGGGTGCGTTGGTGAGTTTGCTTGAGAAGTTTTGCAGCTCTTCAGAAGTGTATATGTTGAGGTTTCGGCTCATGCCAGTGCACATAGCCACACCCCGAATACGCAGGGGCTTATCAGTAATTTTCTCTAAAACCTGAAAAGGAAGAACAGTTGCAACATGCTCTTTTACCCGCTTGCAATTCCCGCATTTTTCCTCAGACACTTTGAGCCACATCCGTGTGACCGTCTTTGGGAAAAACAGCAACTCCAAGCAGTCTGGAAAGCCTGAAGCTACCGCTTTTCCCAGACTGCCAATAACTTAGAAAATAGCTCCTTTTGCTGATTAAGGCTGTTGTTAAGCTTTATTAGACTTTAACAACAATTATTAAATATTAACAAGCGAAAGCTTTCAGGAGGAAGAGGCAAAATGCGAAAACACCCAGTAAGCATAGCCCTATCCAAACGTGTACTCCAAAAAATAGACCAAGAAGCCACTAAGCAGCGAAGGTCACGGAGCGAATATGTCGAAATACATTTTGAAACGTTGTTCTTCAAGCAATCAGAGGCTGAAGCTACCATAGGTAAGCTCATGTAAAAAAAGGAATTTTAGTTTCTTTTTCCCGCTTAATTAACTTCATTAATCATTAACCCTGCATAAGGGTTCAAAGTATACAATGTATAAATGGGCAACCTACGGAAGAATTATCTTTTAATATATTAAGCAAAAAAGCAATAAGCTGTTTAAAGGTAACTCATCTATGCGATCTAAAGGGCTATCTTACTATGTGAATGTTCAAAAGGGTAGACTTCTAAAGCGTACGAAATTCCAAACGCTCGGAGAATTTATCAAACGGCACATGGTAGAGATTCAAAGTTTACTAACGTCAAAATGGAGCCTTGTGCCAATCGCTGCAATGTTAGCCCTATTTTTTATTTTTCCAATTGATAGATATTTTTTCGCTTTTTTTCCTATGGTTTCATCATGGTCTAGTGACTATTACCTAACTCTTTGGCAGGTATATGGAGCTATAGTGGGGCTATCTTTTGTTGTCCTGTTTTTCTTTTATGAAGCCTTTATTTCTAGAATCTCCTCTTCATACAAGAACCTTGAATTTAGGTTTCGGCAAGAGTTTTACAGAAAAACTTTGCTTCAGCCTCTTCTTTTCTATAATCTTCTTTCGTTACTCTATGTGGGCATCGCGATAAACGTCGCCTCAAGAGTCTTTCAAAGCATCACCTTACTTACTGTAAGTATTCTATCCATCTGCCTTCTTTTTGCTAAGGCAGTCAGTTTTTTTGATGGTGATGAGCTGGAAAAGACCCGCTTACAGATATTACGGTCAGAAATAGTCGATAGCATAGATACTGAAGTTAATAGAAGGATATCTGCAAATTTATTGCTCCAAATAAGCGAAAAAAACGAGTATCTAAAATATCATCCCATAGCTCTTGGTGAAAGCAATCATAAACCTATACAGTTAGGTGTTTCTGAAAGAGACCGAATTGTAGACATATCAATTGACAAAGTAATGACCAAAATACAGCTCACAAAAACCTCCTTCTATTTACAAAAAGGAATAGGCGAAATAGTATCCTCAAAATACAGTATCGTGGGCTCAGTTCCCAGGGAGACCGAAGAAAAAACTATTGAAATGCTGAAAAATAGTTTTAGACTGAAAAAAGAGCCATCACGCAGAGACCTTCATTTAGTCTTTGACGATATAGAAGAACAGCTTATATTGGCAGTAGACAGAAGGAGTTCCAAGGATTTAGCGAGATTTTTAGAAATTTACTATTATTCAATTGAGGAACTTTTACGCACCTTTCGTTTATATGGGGTAAGTTATAGTCCGCAGCAAGCTAAACAAGGCGACTTTCTGAATGAATGGGAACCCATAATTCGCATTCAGAAAGACTTCTACCATCTTATAGAAATCAGTATTGAAACTGGCAATAGAGAAATCATACGCGCTACAGTAGACTTTGTTGGAGATATTCTTAATTTATCCAATGAAAATAATGATTTTCTAATTTTCTACCGTTTCAAGAGTTTTTGGCTAAATATCTATTATCTTGCCTTAGACATTCATGATAAGGCGCTTAGAGACTTTGTTATAGAAGTATTGTTAAGAAAGGTAAAAGATTTTTCACATAATCTCTTGCTTCATTTAGAATTTTCAGAGGTTACTAAAGAGGAAGTTGACAGATACCAAGAATATGTACTTTCCAGTCTTTTACTAAACGAGCAGCTGCTAAAAGTAACAATCGAGAAAAAAGCGTTAGATGCTTTCATACAAATTGACAAAAACCTTTGTGCAATATCAGAGGATTATGACCCAGAAGGCCACAGACCGTATGTAGGAGAAATTGAAGCTAATCTCATGGATACTTCACTAAGTCCAGAAGAAAGAAAGCAATTAAGTGAGAGTCTACAAATCGCTAATGTAAAAATTCAACTTAAGCATGATGTTGGCCAGTTAATACTTGAAATTTGGCTTGGTATCGGTGGTTGGATAACAGAATTATACACCAAGAACAAGCTCAGCAAGGACGAAGCAAATCAATTCCTTAAGCACGTTCTAGAACATTTCAAGGACATGAAAAGTCTAGCTTCTGCATATACAGAAACCGCTGATCTTTCCCAGCAGTTTAAACATGCCTGGGAATGGTGGGAACTAGAAGACAAAACAGGTGCAGTTATGGGTCTGCGGCAAGAAGAATGGATAACTAGATTCTATTGCATCGCAGGAATACTCCTAACACCAAATAAAATCGAGGCAGACCAGTCTATAGAGTCAACACACGAGTCAGCAAGCACATTGAGTGTCGTCAAAGCACAATGCCTGAAGATATCAAACGATTTTGAAAAATTAGGCCCCATAATAGGCAATATAAGTTCAAGCGATTTTGCGGTTAAATCAGAGAATTTCATAAAACTGCATGAAAGAGCGGTTGAAAAGCAGAGAGAAATTGAGTCGAAATGGTTAAGGGAACAGCCTTTAGACGAAGAAAAAATAGCAGAATTTAAGACCCAAGTTACTAATGAGTGGAGAGCTAAATCAGAAGTAAGATCTATAATTGAAAAATTCGGAAAATATGTTGATAGTACTGCTGCGCCCGAAAATATACAGCCGGTAGGTCTACAAACTTTTGCCCCAAAAGATGCTTATGTCAAGCAGAAAAATAAGAGTTACAGGTTTATCCAAGACTTTGGACTAAGCTTAGGGAAATATGAAAACGAGACCGTATCCTCAAAAATTATAACATGTTGTACGAATCCTGAACTTGTCTTAAGTAATGTTGTGAATGAAAGAACTCTGAATTCTATCAAACAACTGAAAGAAAAGGGATATTCACCCAACGTCATTTTTGTCGGGAGTAATAAAGTAATAAGGAATTTTGCGCAAACAAAGGAATTCCAGCGGGAAGGGAACACACCAGATACTAACCTCAAAGCAGACGGCTATTTTAACGAAATTCCAGTATTCAGAATCTTCGGTTTGGAAAAAGACGTTATCTGTATAATGGACCTCAAGAAAATTGGAACATTTAATCAGTATAGAGTTCAAAAAGATGAGAAAGATGTACTACATTTCGACCTATTTTTTATCGATGAAAAAACTGCCCAGTCATATATAGCACGCGACCCCAAATTTTTAGAAAACGAAAAAGGCGAAAAATTACCCGAGGCTGAAGTTATCAATAACCTGCAAGAGCGTGTCTTTCTTAAAATCTTGGAACGTTTTGAATTTACTGTTGGAGACAACCGAGCATGCGTTACTTTGAAAATACAGCCGGAACCTACTGCGCCAACTTGATTGTTTTGTTAGGTTAGGCATATGCTTTTCAGTATCACCCAAATTTCAGTAGCGAAACTAGTTAGTGCCCAATGCCAACCTCTTTCCCAGCAATATTTTGAAATTGACAAGTATTATAAGTCAATGAATGTTAAGAAAAGTTAGGGCGCAAACATGATTAAAGGGATAACTAAGCCTTATGGCCAGAATGTTGCAGAGTCTATCAGATGCCAAAAATGTGGAAAGCCCATAGGCTATATAACTGTCCTTGGTAAAGGTTTGATGGGTATGCAACAGCCCGTCCAAAACGTGAAAATCGTCGCTATCTGCATGGATTGTGCTCAAAAGAAAAAATAGCAGGTTACTCTGAAGGTTTTTCCGTTTCGTTCCAACTTGCTACAGTAAAAGCTGTAAGTGCCCAGTGCCAGCCGCGCTTCTCTGCAATGTACTCTCCCAACTCTTTTTCCAACCGCTTATTCATTCGCAGAATCCTTCGGCTTATCTGATGACGAGTAACTTTAAACCGTTCAAGTCTAACCTGCAAATCTTTAGGTAACAAACCTGAACTACCTACTTCATAGAGCAGTTGTACAATTTCCCGGTCCACTTCATCACTGCAAGCTATATGCTCGATAAGAGATTGCTCAAAATTGAAAGAACCCTTCAGACCAGCAAAAATAGTGCGAAGCATTAACTTTACCTCTTCCACTTCGGCTAGCGTCTGTTTGAGGAGCTGCTGGTTGTACTTCAAACGGCCGATCTTATCGCTTTGACTGCGCTTCTTTTTGGTGTTCTGAACAGGGTTTTCGCCTGCTTCCATATCAAAATGCACACTCCATGTTTTTCACTCCATCAACGCATGGCAAAACTAACAATGGGTAATCAGGACCAACTGACTGCAGAAAAGCTGCTTCTGAAAAGCATGGACTTTTTCCATACCTTATGCTGGGTGCCAAAAGGGCTTTTGAACAGGTTTTAACTGCCCTTAGTGCTGTTTGGGTTGTAAACATTTGTTTTACTGTAGTGTTTTCCAACCTGGCATCTCCTCGTTTAGTCTTTCAGCTAAAAAGTAGAATTGCGGGTGCGTGCTCTGCGGATTAGCGATTACTTTGCCTTTCCGACGTAAACGCAGTACTATTCGGCGAAAAGCGTCATGTTTAAGCTCTAAAAAGTCACGGTAACTAAATTCTCGCGTTATCTCTCTTGCCTTGTTAAGAACATACGCCTCAAACAGAATACTGCTGAATGTTCTCTGATACTCCTCTTTAACACAGTCCAAACTGTACGGTTCTCGCCGTGGCTTTTGGACCTGATACTGAAAAGTGTTAACCTGCTGAATATTGACGACTTGGCCAGCGGTTCGGACTTGAGCGGCGCCTTGTATGCCTTTCATAAAAGAATCTGTCAGGCTAAGCGTCAAGTGGCAGACGTCCATGCCGTTGTCTTTAGCCCACTGAACATAG